GGACACGCCGCGATTCCCTGCACAGGTGGGCACGTCGCGGCCAGGGCCGGTATACCCTATGTCGTCGGTAGGCCGAAAGCGCAGATCGCCGCACAGCGCCTCGATACTTCAAAAAGTAAAGTAATGCTAAGCACGAAAAGGAGGTAAGACCAGCATGGCCGAGGAAAAGACCTTTAAGCCCAAGCAGCCGCCTACTAGCTTTAGCGCGTCTGCACTCGACAACGCGGTCAGGGATCTCTACGTCAAGGTGTTTGGTAAGCAGCCCCCGGCTGGTGTGAGCATTGCCGACTGGAAGCGGTACATGGAATCTAGTGGTCGTTGGGATGGTGCCGAGGCTGGTGGCATCAGAGACACCTTTAACGCTGACATGTACTTTGTGGATCAGGTGAAGGAACACCTCGATAACGTCGATGGGCGCGAGAAGATTCATTACGAGGAACTTACGGACGAAATCGCTGTGCTGAGGTCGCAGATCACCACAGCCCCTTTCCCCACGCAATGACCGCTTGGGGCTTTAGCAACGGTAGCCTCGGTGGAGTTGCTACCTTCGCTGCTAGAGCCGCCGCTCGCGGTTATAAGTGCGCGAGCCTAGAGTACGACGATTATGGCAATGACGCTCGTTGGCCCGCCTTCCGTGATGCTTGCCACCAACAGCAGCTTTGGGCGGGTGTTTGGTTCACTAACTCTATGAACCTGCAAGCGTGTCCTTTCGATGCTGACTTCGTTGTAGCAGAGCTAGAGGACGAAGACGACTATCGGGGTATCATACAACACACCGATACTCTGCCTAACGTGGCAAGAGCGGTCATTACCAACTTCGTTCCGCTAGTTGATAGTACAGGCTATAGGCCGGATAAGGCCAAGCCGATCATCGACATGGGATACAAGTGCTTGACCGAGTGCTACATGGGAGTGAGCGAAAACTTCTCTCCCCCGCGTATGGACTTTACCGCCAGAGTACAGCTCGGTTGGCCGCATACGCAGCCTGTGTTCGGTACGTATGGTAAGCCACTAGCCGAGTACGCTCAGTGGCAGAAAGGTGGATGGGGTGTCTATCTCGCAGAGTATGAGTACTAAGCGTGACCAGCGTGATCCAGAGAAGTTGTACGAACGCATCAAGACCGTTCAGAAGAATAACGACTGTACGTTCGTAGAAGCCGCTGAAATGGTTGAACAGATGCACAAAGCACATAAGAACGGTAAAGTCGATGCCACTCACTGAAGGGCAGTTTCCGTACACAGGGCCGTATGGTTTGGCCGACGGGCCTCTTAAGTCCAAAGGCGCCACAGCAGAGGCACTCAAGCGTTACTTCGGTAGAGTAGGTCTACTGCCTTGGACACAGTTCGATCAGCATTACAACCGTAAGCTGTGGGACTTGGTTGCAGACCTTAAGATCATTCACAAGATCAGGAGCAAGAACGATCCGCGGGATGGAAGTTACGGGAAAGAAGTGTGGGAAGTCGTTAGGAACCGTAGGGTTCCCGAAGGCCCGCATAAGGGTGAATGGGCACTAGACGAGTACAGCCGCAAGATCGTGCAGGACGAGGCTAAGGTCACTGCTACATCACTCAAGGTTCAGAAGGTTCAGTTCTATATCCACGAGTTCTGGACTATCGCCATTAAGTACAACTACCGGTGGGGGTACTGGCAGGGTCGTCCAGGCGATGCAACGGTTAATCCTGCTGCCGGTGGTAGAAGCGACTGTTCCCTTATGGTGATTCAGTCGTTCAAGTACGCGCAGGACAAGACAGGCATTCAAGTGCCTGATCCTAGTAAGTACGCATACAAGGGTTGGGGCAACACTGACGACGATGAGGACGGTTGGCATCATATCGGCTCTCCGTTCCGCATCGGCGATCTAGCACACTTCCACAGTGAAAGGCATGTGGTGTGCTGTATCAAGCCTGGAAACTTCTCCACAGCACAGTGGGGTTCTAACGGTTCTCAGGCAGCGCCAGAGCTTATCGCGCCAATGAGCAGTTACTACCGCTTCCCCGAAGAGTACATGTTTACGGTTCGTCCACCGCTAACGATGGAGGAATTGAGGGACGGTGTTTAATGGGAGAAATCAGCAAAGACACTCGTAAGATTGATGACATGCTTCAAGCCGAACTGCCACAGAACGAAGGTGATATCGTCGTCGGATGGGTTATCGCGTACGAAGTGATGACAAGCGATGGTAGAGCTGCTGCGGGGTTCTTGCAGGAGCAGACGAACATGACTCCGTGGCGCTCAGTAGGCTTGCTACAGTGGGCACACGCGGCAATCATGTCAACGATGGGTAGAGGTGAATGAAGACCGTAGCATGCTTTGACCCTGGTATCACTACCGGGCATGCTGTCGGTGTGATTGAGGACGGTCTGATGAAGGTTCGCTGCGGTCAGACCGTCTTCGATCATATCATGCTTTACGACCAGCTACGTCTGCTGAAGCCGGATATCATCATAGCAGAGGAATTTGAGTTTAGAGGCAGAGCGCGGAAAGGACTGGAACTCTATCCGCGTGAGCTTCTAGGCGTCTGTGAGCTATACGCGCAACAGAACAAGATCAACCTGTTTAGGCAGAAAGCTGCGACTGGCATGGCTTACTACAGTAACGAGAAGTTGCAACGTGACGGGCTGTACATTCGCGGTAAGCCTCACGCGATGGATGCTCTACGCCACCTGCTTCACTGGTATACGTACGGTTACGGGTTCCAGTTCAATAAGTCCGGTTACGAAGGCGAGAACAGGAGGAAGAAGTGACTATCGAGATTGTCGCACAAGAGGGTTTGTTTGCGGTTAAGCTTCCCGACGGTTGGGAGAACAACGACATGCCGGATACGTTCGACACGCGAGGCGACGCGATTAATTGGGTTCTTGCCAACTACCCCGACGCCACGATTGAGCACGTTCACGCCGACTACGAGCTAGAAGAGTAAAAAGGGGGTGATTCCACTTGACTCCTGATACGGAGTCCTCGTTATCATGGCCCGATCCTATCGGCGATATCAAGCGAGCCGTGGAGAGGGCTATGAAACAGACGTATCGCCCTATCGTTGCGTTGCATCATCCAAAGTGTAAAGCGGTGGAAACACAGTCAGAGGATGATTGCAACTGCATCCCGCACTACACACGATAGGAAAGGTGAAGGGCCGGTATCGCCCGCAGGAGAGGTAACGGTACCGGCCCTTCTTTGCGCCCTAGACCCTGTAGCTAGGGCACAGGTGGTGGCACGACAACAGGTGGTTCACTCGTCGGCGGGTCTGGAATCTGATAGACCAGGGCCAACGCTGCGAAGAACGCACCGATTGCCGTAACCAGTTCAAGCTGTGAAACAACGCGATCATCGAAAGCTGGCACAAGCGCCGCAATAAACGCTCCTGCCGCTCCGATCAGTGACTTGATTGCTCCACCGTAAATACCGGGCACGTTGGTAACAAACGCTGTCAACGCACCCGATGCAAGTACGGTACCAAGAGCGATAAGCCACGTCTGCGTGTCAATATCGCCGAAGTCCGTATGACCGGTGAGAGCAGTAGTCAACGCTGCAATGACCGCCATGATGAGAGCGATCAGTGCTTTGACGTTACCACTAGCTGTCAACTCTAACCTCCTTGTAGTGTGGATATCAAGCTAACCCTGCGGTTGTCAGCTTGAACTGGTAGCCGCCCGTACCACTTCGCGGCAGTTTTGTAGTGGAGCTAGCTTGTTAATGAACACGTAAACGTCGGGCCTTTCCCTGGGAGGAATACCCTGTTTCCGCAAGAAACGTGCCAAGTCAAGATGACGTGCGTTCTGCATTCTACAAGTAGTAAAGATTGTTTCCCGTCTTTGCTGCTGAATTTCAAGGCTCAACTGTAAACTCTGCTTAGCGAGTTCTTCTGTCTTATTCGCTTGATCGCGGTAGAGAATCAGCATAACTGCGAAAGCGAGTGCAGCGGCCAGAGTGAGCGCAAGAAACGCACCACCGGTATGGTCAGCAAGGTACCTCGGTATTCTCTGCGGCATTGCTTACGTTCCTCCATTTCCGTTCTTTTTGTACCCGAACAAGAAACCAGCGACAATTACCATCACCGGTGTAACTATCGTCAGTCCGGTATAGTCCTTTAGAAACAGACTAACCAGCGACACGATTGCCCACACCCCGGCGACGACGAGGGCAATGATGTATACCAGCTCGTTACGGTTCACGGCGTCTGTGGTATCCGTTTCTTTTATAGCAGGATGCGTACCCTAACCAGTATCCAACGACAAACAGTAGTACCCAACTAATTATGACAGCGATGCTCATTCCTTCAGCCCCTTATATACCTACTCTAGTTCACCGGGCGTCAGTGACGGCAACCAACGGTAAAACTGTGTACGGCGAATTTCCTGTGCAAAGAAGCATGTCCAACCGACTTCGTTCAGACCACCCTGTTCCTCTGTTTCAAGTGCAAAGAAGCATTGCCCACGGTATTCCGTACCGAAATGCGTTTGCACTAGGAACCACCCTGTAGCCGAAGTCCAGCCCCATTGCTGTACTCTGTCAGGCGTAATGCGTATACCAAGCTTTCTAGGTCTTGGGCCTCCTGCTCCGACTCCACCGTCGGCAGCACCGTCATCTCCGATACCGACGAAGCTGCTCGTACCGCCGCTGTAAAGCCGAAAGAAGTAGGACTCACCAATACCACCGCCAAAGCCCGACGAGTACCCCGTATAGCCGTCAGGATCACCAAACAGCGCAACGATGCGATGAGACTCTAGTGCTGCGCCAAGACCGGATTCAGGTCTACAACCGTAGGCTTCAACCACTTTACCCTGGAACGGTAGTGCAGCATAGTAGCTTCCATTCACAGCAAACTCCACTGTACCGATAAGAGCACTACCATCGGCTTTAGACTGTAGAGGCGGTCTAGTGGAATACATGCGCCACTTGCCTCCATCGCTGAGAGGATTCTCTCCATGCGGAAAGGTGCCACCTTCAGGGTAAATGGGTGTCAGGGTATCAAACGCCATTAGTCGATTAAGTCGATCTGAACGTTCTCATGGGATACACGTCTTATCACTTCAACTACTACTTGTGACATTCGGGCCTGTGGAGTTCCTCTTGCGACAACTTCGACGGCTTCTTGCGTAAGCCTTGCAGCAGAGGTTCCAGCGGCAAGCACTTCAACAGGCTCTTGCGAAACTCTACCGGCAGGCGTCCCTACTGCGACAACCTCCACAGGGAGCTGAGACTCGACAACGACAGGAACCTCGTCGTTCATACCAACAACGATCCAGTGAGGATCGGCTGTTGAGTGCGCTATCGCTGTAGTGCCGGTAGCACCAGGTGTAACTTTAACGAAGGATGCTGCTGCTACACCACCGCCGACGCCAGATGTAGTGCTGTTATCGAAATGCTCGGTAACAGTTTCAGAACGAGTATACCCCGTAATGATTCCGCCGTTAGCATCACGGTCGAGCGAGAACAGCATAAGCACAGTTTGATTGGCAATAGATGTAGTAATGCCATTGACTGTGCTAGAACCGCTAGCAGGTGGAGTGTGTACACCGGATACATCGTTGGCGAAGTCGAAAGGATTGAAAGGATCGTAAGTACCGACTTGGATGCCAAGAATCTGAGCGCCCCACTGACTCGCTGAAACAGATATCGACGGAGCACTCTCGCCAACGCTAGCGATCTTATAGAACACGTATAGCTTACGAGCATTACCGTCGTCAACAGGAGAGAGCGGGTACTGCGTCCATCCAGTGACGGACATGGTTGCGCCAACCGTAACGAACCCGACAAGGATAAGAAGGTCACCCGGCTGTGTACCTGTGGGAAGGGTCGGCCCTGGCGCAATAGCACCGTTACCGCCAAATGAGCCTGCTCCGCGTACTGTGACAGACATTAGACCGTAATCTTCATCCCGAACTCAGCGTTGTTAATATCAGTAGGTGTCCATGCGCCGCCACCAGGCTTAGTCTCACGGATATCGGAGAGATACTGGTAAGTGGTAGAAAGATCCTTATCAGGGCCGTCCACTTCAGTACCGCTAAGCCGCGCGATGGAACAGATTTTCCTGGTACCAGCGTCAGTCTTCCTAGCGTACGGAGAAATCTGAACACCGTAGACTGTACCTGTTGAACCGTTAACGTCGGTATAGGCATACGTGTCCTTGTTACCGACAACGGTGTGCTGGTTGTAGGTAGTGTCGTCGTCAGGATCGGTGTCAGGCCCACCGTCGTCAACGTTCTGATAGTTGTTAGTGGAGTCAGAGTCCTGACCGATAAGCTGCGACGTAGTACCGTTACCGTTGGGCATGATGCACTGGACGCGAACGTCACCGAGGAAGGTGTTAGTGGGCGCAGAACCAGTACCGTCACAAACGTACAGATCACCGATGTACATGCCTCTACCACCACCAGCGTCACCACCTAGCTGAATGATGTTACCTGTGGCGTTCGAGGTCACCTTGGTATCCTGGCTTGTGAGGTTAAGATCGGTCACACCGTCAATCTTGGTCTGGATAACGCCGACGGTATCACTGATAGTGAACAGGACTTCGATCCAGTACCAGCGCAACTGCTTAAGCTGGATAGTACCCGTACCGAGTGACGTACCGCTCGCTCCGACCGAACCGCGATATGCTCGCAGAGTACATACTGGCCCTGCCGTAACCGGTGAGACTGAACACTGGTACGTAGACCCGTCAAGGATCGAAAGGATTGGTTGGTTATCACCGAAAGCCGTAGTGTTGCTGTACCACGGAAAGCCGATGATCCACGTTGCTTGTGCGTCAATGACCTTTTGGATTCTGTGGTCGGTATTACCGAAGTAAGCAGCAGCATCGCCTGATCCGAAACGTCCGGCGTTGTTCTGGATATCGACGTTGAAGTTGAAATCCCACTTACGAACGACAGTACTGTAATGATCCCAAGACTCGATAAACCTCAGCATTAGACTCGCTCCAATTCTATCTCAACACCGAGGCGCGAGATAAACGCATCCACAGCAGAGACATAGAACGTAAGGATATCACCCGCTGCGATGCTTGTGTTCCAACCTGTGAGTGTGCTGTTTGAACTCTTAACCTGCGTAGCAAGCGTAGCGGGATTCCCGCCCGTAATGCTTTGGCCTGGGCCTGCGGGATGACCGCCGAAGGTAGACTTCCAGATATCGACGGTAACGCTACCAGGCACGTCAGCAAGTAGAGTGACGTTAGAGATAGTCGCATCGTAGGGAACCTTCTTGTACCCCTTGATGCCGGTATCCATGTTATAACCACCAGTCGAGAGACTGAAGTTAAGAGTGGATCGTGGGGTTCCTTCCGTAAGCTGCATGAAGAAGTCTTCCCACCCCGCCGTGACACCAGGGATAACTCCTACATTGGTGACTGTGGTGATATACGTCGAACCGCCGATGAATACTGCATCGCCAGGTTCGTAGGTAGTCGCCGGATCGTAGTTACCTCGCGGGTTAGTGATACCGCCAGGATCACCCTTGTAACCCTGAAGCAGCACACCACCGACACCTGAGCCTGCAACCAGCACCCACACTCCAAGACCCATACCGCTCGCAGCTAGTGTATTGATCGAAAGCTGGTCGCCGCCCCACTCAACTACAAACTCTGCTTGTGGGCTTACGCCAGCGCGAGAAGACTTCTCACCGGCAGGAATCTGAATCGTGCCGTCAAGGATACTACCGCCACCGTCAACAGTGATTTCAAGCTCGTTATCGCCACCAGCCGTAGTGACGAATGCGCCAGCCTTCATAACCATACCGCCGTCTAGGTCTTCAGGAACCTCCCATACGAAAGCACGGTCTTTGACGAGGTTAGGTTCGTCATCCTCAAAGACCTTGATTTCGTAGACAGCAGCATTGCTACCGAGAGCGCGCCACTTCTCATCATGGAAGTAAATGGCGGGATCGTAGCGTCGAGCCTCACGATGCACACCAGGCCAGTTAATGTGCGTTTCACCGATATTGACGTTCTCGTAGGGAGCGTCCTCGTAGTCCTCAAAGTCAATAAGCTGCAACGACGTAGGGCCGGTCTGCTCTTGCAGCGCAATACGCTTTTCAAGGTCAGCAATGCGTCTAAGCAGAGCATCGGTCGTATTCTGTGGTTGTGGTCGTCTGTCGCGCCAGCCCATTACGCCAACCTCGGTGGGATCATTTCAAGCTCAAACTCGATTTCTTCGTTACCGCTATTGTCGATGTTGAAGTTGAGAGCCTGCACGATGAAGTAAGCATCGACGTGTCGGTACTCAAAGTCGTACTCAGCGTGAATACGGTCACCAATCAGGTTACGAGGACTACCACCGGTATAGAAGTTAGGCACCAAAAATTCAGGATTCAGCACTGACAGCGACAGTGACCGCTCAGGGCCAAGGTTAGTCGAACCCTGGAACGCGGTCATAGCGTCGAGTGCTTTCTGATCGCTAACCTCGCCAAAATCCTCCACAGTGTCGAGGCGACCGAACTGAGCCTTGTTGTCAACGTCGGTCTTAGTGGCACCCATCTTCCTGGCGTTCTTACCGGTACCAAGTCCGAGAGTCCACGTACCCTTCGGGCCGATGTTATTCCAGTCGAAGTCGATAATCTGCCCACTAGCTTCAGTCCAGCGTGGAGCAACGTCCCACGGTGTAAAGCCGCTATCCCGCCCACCTGGATACATGAAGAACTCAAGCGTAGTCGGGCTAATACCGAATTCAAACCCGTCCGGCCCTAGCTCGCTAAGAGCCTTGATATGATCGAAGATGGTGGTAGGATCGGCAGGCCAGATTTTGTATCTAGTGTCGAAGCCACTGCCTACACCGTTATGAGGGAAGATAGGCCATGAGTACGGATCAGCGTCAATCGCAGCGTTAAGGATACGACGCGCGATTTCGCAGGTATCGAGGTCACGGTACCTAATGGGCCATTCCGGCCAGCCGCCGTTGCGATACTGGACAGGCTCGAAAGGATAGATACGACGCTTAAGGTAGTGAAGGAAGCTAGAGCCACCAATCATCAAAGTCTCACGATCCTTGTTGAGATTGATGCTGGTGACGATACCACCTTCTAGAGCATTACCACCTCTAAGCACCGTCCAACTCGTACGATACGGGCCGATCAGGTTAGGCGTTAGATCGGGGTTACCGAGGGGAATCTCGCAAGTGAAGGTACCTTCCTCGGAGTTGACAATAGAGAACGTAAGATCGCTGACCCTAAAAAAGCCTGTAGGGTCAACCATGCTCTCTACGAAAGAAACACTCCAATCAGGCAATGTAGTACCGAGTACTCCCGTTCAGGAAGTACGGGATTGGGAACTTGAATGTGATATGAAACGAACTGACGCTAACGTAGTCAGTCGTCATTGGAAAGGACTTACTGGTAATCACATAGTCCTGCGTTGCAACCGAAGCCCATCCTGTAAGCTGCAAGTGCATCGTTCCGTGGTGACGTGTGGTAAGAAGCTCATCTGCGTCAGTAAACGGTTTACACGCAAGAACGAGTGCATCGCGCTTAGCAGTGTAGTCAGCGCCGAGGTTGCCTACAATGTCACCATTGATGGTAACGTACAGAGCGCCTTCAGGATGGTAAGCAGGCCACTCACCCATAACGAGAGCCTTCTTGTACTTATGCTCTTCCATCTCGACTTCAGGCTCAAACGAGTCAACGATAGGATACGCAAGAGTGTTGAGTTCTAGCGAAGACCTACCAACCGGGTGTAGCTCGATAAAGTCGATCATGCTCTCTTAGCCTTCTGAGCCACGATCCATCCTGCTTTCCTCGCTTGCACAACAGTAGGCTCGTCCTTGCTGTGTAGCTCAACCTTGATGAACTGCTCTGTGGTGGGCATCGGCTGGTAGCCGCTGTAACCGGTGTTCTGCGTAGCAGTGCTGGCAGCAGCGTTGCTCTGTCTCAACAGGCGCTTACGACGCCGACGCTCACGACGCACTCTACGTGCAAGACGGGCGCGCTGACGGCTAAGCGTTTCAAGCTTTTCCTGCTCGTCAGGAGTGATCCTCTTGCCACCTTCGCTACCAGGCTGTGTAACCCAATTAGACAGTTGAATCAGTGCAGCGTTGGTAGAGCGCAGACGCGGTGCATCACGCTTAAGCGCCCTCGTCACTTGCTGAAGGTTCATCTGATTAATCGGGATTGCTCGGCTACCGCCCGTATTACGCGGTGGGATATTGGAGCTAGGAACGTTCGTACCGGTAGGACGTGTGGGAGCGGGATGGTCACGCATGAACTCGCTAAGAGCCTTGTTGACAATCTCGTTCAGCAAGTCACCGTTAAACGAGTTGCGAAGGATATTCCGCATGGTATTCTCCAAAGCGCCGCCTTCGCTTTCAAGACCGGCAATGATCTTAAGGCCCATGTTCTTGCCATGCGATTGCCAAATCTTAAGCTGGTTATTGAAGTCGCGCTTAGTCTCCCGCTCGATAGCCTTGTTCTTCTGCTTCCACAGTGCAATGAAGCGGTTAAACATCTTAGGCGATGCCTTACGCAGAACTTCGATCTTATCGGCAGCATCCGGGCCAAGGTCAGTAAGTTCCTGAACGAGCTGCTTCGGAGCACCGCGCTTGGCTAGTGCATTGAGGTCAGACTTCCAACCGTTGAACGCATTGATCTGCTGCTGAAGGTCTTTGTTGATAATACCGATAGTTGGGCTAATGCCCCATTCCTGCGCTTCTTGGAAAGACTCGCCTGTCAGCATTGGCCCTTGGAACAGCGTACCGAAGGCAGACTGGTTAGCATCCTTAAACTCGTTGTACTTGGCGATCATGTTATCGACGGCGCGATCAATGATGCTCTCGTACTCTTCGTGCGCGGTACGGAGAACATCAGCGCGCTGGTTAGTCCACTGCTTAAGCTCGTCGTTGTACTTCTTCTGTGCAGCAGCGGTACCGTCGATCTGAGTGCCAACCTGCGCCATAATGTCTTTCATCAGCATGCCCGACTTCAGGTTCTTAACGAAAGCCGCGTTGCTTTCATTGAGAGTCTGCTTAAGCTTTGCAACCGGGTCACGCGCCTTACCGATATCTGCCAGCATTTTTCTGGCGTTGGCCTTCTCTTGCGGAGAGCCAAACAGCTTACGGTCGGGATTGAAGATACCTTCGCTACCTCCGTCACCACCACCAAGACCTAGCTTACCCATCAAGTCCTTGCCACTGAAGCCAAGGATATTATTGAGGGTACCGCCGCCAGGGACGTGTTCCTCGATCCATCCTCTGATAGCCTTAAGCTGCTCGCTATCCACAATCAGCTTGACTGTGATGAGAATGGCTCCAATCGCAGACAACCGGCCAAGGAAGGTTAGCAGGAGTCCGAGCCTACCAAGCAGACCAGCACTACCAGTAGCGCCGAGAACCTTGCTCATCAGCACAAACATCGTAATCATGCTAGCGAGGGAACCGAGCAGTGTAACGATCGGGCCGGCGATAAGCATGATGACACCACTGAGCGCAGTAAAGTAGACAATGGCGTGACGTGTCTCAGGCGACAATTCCCTCCATCTGTCGATAAGACCACGGATAAAGCCCATGAGCTTTACAATGGCAGGTAGCGCGTCTCTACCGATTTCCAGTGCTAGCGTTCTAAGCTGGTTAATGAAGAGTGCCCACTGGACACCAGGCGTCTGCATCATAGCCTGGAACCGCTGGTTAAACTCTCCTGTGGAGTCGTTCACGTCAAGCTGCGCTTCGTGCAGTTCTCGATAATGCTTGACTAGCTGCACAAGCGCGCGACGTGCGTTAGCCTGACCAGTGATACCCTGACCGCGACCGCGACCACTAGCGGTCATAATCTGGATAAAGTTCTGAAGACCCTGGCCCTGCGGATCAAGGCTTGCAATGCGCCTAATGATCTCTTCAAACGGAAGAAGCTGACCAGTTACATCGGTGATAGCGACACCGGCCTTAGCCATACCAGCCTGGAAGTCTCTGTTACCGAAAATGTCGATAAGACGTGCAAGCCCTGTGGCAGCTCTTTCCTGTGAAGGAATCAGGCGGGTGATAAGCGCCATAGCGCCACCCATCTCCTTAAGACTGTAGCCCGCGCTCTGAGCAGCAGGCGCCACAGAGTTCATCATGGAGTCGAAGTCGCTAAGCTCCATTCTACCGATACGAACGATAGCGGCAAGATCGTCTAGAGTTTCCTGAACGCCACCAGCAGACCTACCGAAGTTGTTAAGCGTAGTGATGAGAACGTTCGTGGAAGTCGGCAGGTCGCTACCAAACGCCACAGCTACCTTGTTAGTGGTAGCGAGCATCTTGATACCTTGACGCTCAGTAAGATCCATAGACGAGTAAAGCTGATAAAGCGCGTCAGCCATCTCAGTCTGTGAAGCAGGAAATATCTTCATCTGCCGCATGATCGCGGCTTCAAGCCGACCGCCCGAAGCAATAACCGCGTCAACACCCTTACCTGCATTAGCAGCGATCTGAGTCGAAGCCTTCGTAACAAGGGTGCTGAAGTCTGCATACTGCTTAGAAGCAGCAGCGAACCCTGCTGTGCTTAGCAGACCTCCGAAGGTCATAGCGCGGCCAGCGTGTGATACGCCTCTAGCGATGCCTTGTGCGCGTTCTGTGCGTTGCAGCGAAGCCATGAGTTTCTGCTGACGCACAAGATCGGCCATTACCGCTTCTTGCATCTTGAGTTGCGCGGTATGCCTCGCACTGAAATTACTGATCTGTTCCTCGTACAACGCCCGTCTAGCACCAAGAACAGCGTCACGCTGATGCGTTGCTTCGATCATACGACTAAGGAGTAACTGCCTGTCAAGATCCTTAGAGTTGATCGCCCGGTTCATTCGCTGCTGAAGCCGCGAACGTGTAGTAGCGTTAGTAGTGAGGTCACGCTCCAACTGCAACATACGCTCGGTATGCCGCAACTGAGTCTCACGCTGCCTAGCACCAAGACCAGCCATACGAAGCTGCTGGTTGCCAATCCGCGATTGCATCTGCTGCATGCGGTTAGCAGCGTTACTAGCGGCACCAAGACCGCCCAAGTCCTTAGCGATGCGTCGTAGCTGTGCAGACGCTTGGTTCTGCACCTTAGCGATGATAACGATTTCAGTCGCTCTGACCACGCGCTCTCTTCTCTCTGGCCTCTCTCGCTTCGGGTGACCTTAGTTTGTCGCGCTCGTCCTTAAGCCTTTGTACTTCGCTTTCGGCTTCCAGCACACTACGCATTCGTTGTACGTATTGTCCTGGCTGTTGAAACAACCCGCCTGCCACCGGTAGCACATGAAACTCACGGCACAGGCGGGTTGTGTCAATCCACTTAACAACCTCAGTTATTAAGTCTCGTCCGAAACGCTTTCTAGCTCGTTTGTGGTATCCGTGTCGTTGCTTGGGATACTCGTCTGCAAGGAGGATGAGGACGGCGCAGGAGTAAAATCCTCGTTCTCCTCATCCTCTCCGTTAAGCTCGTCAATGAGCCTTTCGATTTCATGCCCAACATTCGGGCTAAGGCTACGAAGTGTCTCGGGCTTACTGAAGTCAAGAGGTACACCGTTCTTGTCGGTAAGGTTATGACCGACAATACACTTCTTGAACTCGTAACTCCGTGACCACTGCTGCATGGACTCCATGAACAGTTTGTTGTCAACTTCGCCTTCTTCGCTTGCTTGTGCATACAAGCGTGAAGCACCGTCACGACGTTCCAGCATGTCGTAGTACGGTAGTTGGAGCAAGTCCACGTAACCGTCAGGAGGGCAACTTTTCAGCTCCCTCCTGATCGGTTCGTGGCTAACTGTTGCGTCGGGCATCTTAGCCTCTCCTTTCCCGACTAGTTGCTATGCAATGTTCGTAGGCGACTTAACGCTGATTGCATACGCATCTCCACCAGTGATGTTGAGTCCGTGGCCGGTGAAGCCAGCAGACACAATATCCCCGATGCCAGGGAGTGTAACGTCGTATGCGTCGTAAGCGACTCGGTTCGCGTCGATCTGAACACCCTCGGTAGCGGCAGCAAGTGTCGCACCGCCGTTGAGCGAAGTAAGACGGAACGCCTTGGTAGTCGCTGCCTTGAAGTTATCGAACTCAGACTTGAGAACGAAGTCAAGTTCGGACTCGATCTCAAAGTCTGTCTTACCGAACTTAACGTAGCTAGCAGACCTCTGCGGCCTAATGCGGTTCTGAGCCTCAGCGTTGTGGTTAGCTCGGAACGTGAAGCCGTTGAAGTCGTTAACCGCTGCGGCAAACGCAGGAGTCGTACCAGCCGTATCGACGTAGACGGTATGAGCGTCTGCACCGAGAAGGCTAGGAGCGACCCAGGCGGGAGTACCGCTACCTGTCTGCTCACCAAGACCGATGACATTCAGGGTAACCATGAGAACACCACCGTCGATGGTAAACTCATAACCACCCACAGTGCAGCCAGAGTACCCAAAGAAGCCAGTACCCGGATTCGCAATAACCGTGACTGACATGGTACGCTGGACAGCACCGCTCGCTGCCGTACTAGTACCGCCCACAGCCGTAGGCGTGAACTTGTACGTATACGGGCCAGAACCGGACTTCGTGATAGCATGCCGAGAGCAGTACAGGAAGTATGGAAGGAAACGACAGTCAACCTCCATACGAATGTCGCCCTCTACATGGTAGTAAGAGGACTTAACATCTGAATCAGTGGCCTGCTGCCGAAGCTGCTGCGAGTAGTACTTATCTTCGGTATAGGCCAAAGACTCTTCTAGGATAGGCACCCACACCGTCGGCGCGACATAAGTGCCCATCGTGCTTTCAAGCGCAAGACCCAATGCACCTGAAGCGCCAATGGCGAAGGTACTCAACTATTCCTCCGTTTCGTTGGTAGGTACGTCAACCGGCTCGTCAGCCACAACATCGTCAAGTGGCGCAGGCTCAGTGTCTACCTTGTGAGCGGTGTGAGCGTCCGTAACCGACTTACTAAGCTCAGACTTGCCGCTCACCTTAACCATCTTATCGCCGGCGAAGAAGTCGCTAACGTTCATCTGCTTCTTGGCGAAGAAACCGAGTTCTGCTTCCTCGTCAAGCTCGATACTACCCCCATTAGGGATACGCAGCCCACCAACATCGAAGATGATACCATCCTCAAAGTCGGGGTTATGGTACTCAACCGTCTTAGCCATTCATCAA